TGAGCAATTCGATTACACAGAACGTGGGTTCCAACGCCGGAAGGATATTGTTTCCAATAGAAAAGCCTTCCTCTTCAAACAATTCACGGACAGCCTTGTCAAAGTCAGCACGGGTTACGGTTTCCATAAAATCCGATCCACCGAATCGGCGACGAAGACTTTCTGCCCGTAGAGATTTTTGATGTCTCCCACGTACTTCGATGCCGTTGACAACCATTCCCGTGTTGGATGCACCCGTAAGGTGTGCGCCCCTTTTTCCGTTCCCCGGCGTGCATCATCCCGCAATGAGAGCGGGAGCGCATACCAGTGTTTTGCACACATCAACGCTTTTGCGTTTGTATGATCTGTGCAGCCTCTTACGACACATGCCATTTGTTTGGCCTCCATTCGAAACTTAATACTACCACACCCGGATCGAACTTGTCAACAGGTGTATCAAAATATTTATCCGGGTTGCCCTTGGAGATCTCGGTGTCACCCAAAATCCGGCTTGCTATTCGCACGTGCCTTTTTGCGTATCCTTGGGTCAGGCATTCAGCCTTACTATCGTCAACCCGGTCACACAAACCCATCATAGCAAATCGGGGTTCAGTTTGTCAATAGGTGCATCAACTTTTTTGATTTTCTTCGGCCAGCCATTTTGCCGCCATTTTGGTGAGCGCCGCCCGGTGTTCCGTAGGATCGCCGCCACAGAGCCTACAAAGCTCTATAGCGAAACGATTGGCGTGTACCCATGCCCAACCCCATCTTTTCGCCCCGGCAGCATGTAGGGCGTTAAAATCGCTTTCTGAGCATGGGGTCCGTTCCAGGAGTTTCAGAACATCCTCAAGGTTATCCGGCGTGACTTGTGCCAAGCGGCGGTCACAAAGCTCTTTGACATGAGGATTTTCCGGTGTGTCGCCTTGAAGTAGTGAAACCACGGCTCGGTGGTTGTCTTCGGCTACAAATTCCCATAGCCCGAAACCTTTGCAGACCGGGCATTTGTCATCGTCCACTTCGCCGGTTCCGTGACATAGAGCGCATGTGTCGAAATCCCAATTCATTATTGGTCCGTCAATAGTTCCCTTTCCAGGGTGTCGGTCTGATCCATCAACAAAAAGGCGAATTCATAATTCAGTTCCTTTTTGGCTTTTTCCGCATCTTTGCGATATTGGTCGATCTGTTCTTTCACGACTTCTCTCTGATACGTAGTTATAGCAGCGCTTGTCATATGATTGTGGCTTAAGGTCCGGACGAAACCTTGCAGGAAAACTCCCGGACCATCACGTTCACCGTGATCTCGTAGAACTTAACGTAGATGAGTCTTTTGAACCTGTGAAATGTATGTTGGTGGATGGTCAACAGTCAACCAGTCACACCATGCATCGAAGGCACTTTCATTGTGCTCTTCCAGGTGTAGCATTCCATCATACGGTGCATGTGGGTCGAAAATCAACTGACGACCAATACGTGCCATGTCTGGAACATTGTCGCTGTACGCTTTCCAGTGTTCAGGGCACCAGTCAAGTGCATCGCTAACTACAGATGGGACACCTTCTGCTATACCATCGGCAGTTACCATGTTAAATGATTCGGTGTAAGATCCCTGTACCAGTAAGTGCATCTTACGAACGTAGTCACGAAACTGCGGCCATGTTGCCCAACCAAGTTCTTTTAGAGTGAATCCAGGAACGCCCTGAACCATCGCCCTAACCGAATTTAAGATTGTGCTGCCGCCGCCTTCCAATCTACCGCCCGATACCCAAAACTCTGTGTCAACTTTCAACTCTTCATGAAGTTGCAAAGCAGTTCCAGCAGCGGACATCAAATTCTTCTGTGGCCGGGTTGCGCCGAATGCGCCAACCCTAAGAACACCACCATTGTACACAGGCTTGTTCGGGTTGACAGCATAGTCCAAATAGTACATATTCGGAAGATACGTGCATGGCGCTTGGTATGCCTGACGTGTCCAGCGAATAAACTTGGAAGAATTACCTGCGATGTTGAAGTTAATCGAACCAAGCTCGACATCAATGTACTCTCGCAGTAGCTTTACACCGTTTGTGTCGGCCTGGAGAAAACCTACGTTGCTATGACAGTTGACGGCAAAGCGTACATTGTCATGCTTGAGCGTAAGCATTTGAACTTCACGTGTGGGAATCCACGGTGCAGCGATTTCTACGTGAGTAACTGTAGGGTTGTTCGTTAGGTATTCGTCAAGTTTGGCAGAGTTTAGAATCGGAAGCACTGTAGCCTTGATGCCGTGACGTGTTAAGACCTTCGCAATGTTGAGGGCAGCTACACCCAACCCAATGTGCGAAATACCTGCGAAGGCTGCAAAGTTTTTGTAGCAAAGAACTAAGTAAACATTTTTGGTTTCCATTATGATACCATATTAGGAGCGATTTTTGGTGTCATCTGAATTTAGATTACCACGCTTTTTGATTTTGGCAAGTGCCGCCAAGACGCTTCCTGGCGATATTTAGTGAAGAGAGATTTCACCCAATCTCAGCACCGACTACTACACCATTTTCGACTTTGAAAGTGAGGCGACCTTGACGATATTCGCAGTTGAGGGTCTGCATTCCGGGGAGTTGTACTTTTACTTCAAATCCTGCTGCCTGTGCTTTGGCCCTAGCTTCTTCGACGGCCATTCCATTGTACTGTGTGAGATTCATTACCTAATCCTGCATCCAATCGGGTGCTTCCCATGCCTGGATCTTTTTACTGATGTACAGCGTGCCGTCTGACTCATCGAATTCAAAATTCAAGTCGTCGCCGGGATGTAAGTCCAGTTCACGAACAAGTAGATCTGGAATTGTCATCGTGCTGTCATTGTTTATACGACAAGGATACGAGCGATGTCCATAACCGGCATTCACCCGCACCATCAGCGGTGGAAGTTCTTCTTCTGGTCTTGGGAGTTCTGGTTCTTCGTAAAGTTTGTCGTCTTCCATGTTAGTCTTCTACTACTTTCCCATTGCGAATCACTTGGGCTTCAAATTTGGCGTGAGCTTGTGCGGCGAAGGGACTCACGGGTTGAGGTTTTCCATTGGCATCTCGGAAGATCGGCGGGGCTGGTTGTTCGGGAACCGGAGCAGGAGCGGGAACTGGTGATGTTTCTGAAATTCCAATAAGAGAAAAAATTTGCCTAAATGAGTCAGTAATGGCGGGTGCAAAGTCAGCTAGGCATGTTCCAATGAATGTGTGAACATACTTACCGGGCACCGCTACCTCAACGGAATATTCCTTCACTCCGTTGAGGATTTGGTGGTCATTGATGCGAATGTGAACGTGCTCTAACATACCACTCTAATTTAGCGTTTCTTTTTCTCAAAGTGAACTGGAGATACTTGCAACTTCATTCCGATGTACTGTGTGGTCATTTCTAGTCCTGCAACCATTCCTCTTCGTTGAATTCCATGTCAACGTCATCGCCGGGACGCAGCCCCAATTCACGAACAAGTGGATCGGGAAGTGTCATCGTACTGTCACTATTTATCCGTAATGTAAACTGCCAAATCACCAATACGAAAATCGCTGGTGCGAACGACGGCTTGATAGTTGAACACTTTTATGATGGAGAGCGTGTCCGCATTCGGATGCTTCTCTAGGTGCTCAACACGGAAACACTCTACCTTATGGGTTGAGTTCGCCATAAATATCGTCTGATCCTCCATGTCCATTATATACTGCATCTCGAATAATGTCAACCACAAGCTGTACGTCGGCCAAACCATGCAATTGCTTCAAGAGCGATTCAACCAACACAACCGCCAAAATTTCACCAAATCATTGATCCACGATACAATGCGAAAATATGGCAAAAAGCATTTCCAAATCAAACAGCTTGAGGAAGTGGACCCGTCGCTCGTTGACCAATCTGAAATTGCATGGATTGCGAAACTGAATATGCTGCATCCTCATGGTTACAACCTGGATGCTGGTGGGCAGCGAAAGTACCCATCAAAAATTTCCAAACACCGCCACCGAAAAGCTCATCTTGGAAAATCTCTTTCTCCAGAACACCGTGATGCAATCAGTGTTTCGTTGAAAGGCAAAACCTACTTAGGGCATTCGTTCATTGTGACCGATCCATCTGGCGAAACCCGGCGAATATAAAACCTTCGTGAATTTTGCACTCGCCGGTCATTGAATTACAATTCCATCCGCTGCGCTCTCCGTCGAAACCGACAATGGAAAGGCTGGACGTTTCAGAAAACGTTGTCGCCGTCCGAAGGCTCGTAATGCTCTGTGAACCAACGTGCCAGTGAATACTGACCCGACATCGCCCCGATCTTCAGCGTGGGCTGCTTGCAACGGTTCTTGATGAATTGCAGCTTTCGCTTTTTGCCTTCGCCCACATAGTCGTAGTTTCCTTCGATGGCGTTCGGGCAATCGAATTCGATATGTACATCCGGCGAATCGCAATAACAGCGGTCATCTTCACCCCAATGACCGTGGCATCCGCCCGTGATTTCGACACGGGCTTTCATCATTTCTCCACACTTCGGACACTTCACACATTTGTACCTCGGAACCAGTTTAGCATATGATGTACCTGTTGTCAAATTGGATGCAACGAAAAATGGTGGTATACTAAAATTGAGAGCGAATGGTGAGGTTGTCCAGCCTCTACTGGAACCGTCGCTTGACGAATCAGCGTGGACGGCTGGTAGGGCGTGCCGACAAGAAAATGGCCGGGGCTATTGGCACAGCTTCATGCCCTTCCCCGGCCACTTTTATTTTTTGTGGGACTGAATCAGTTGGAAGATGTCATTGACCACTTCCAAATTTGCTGCCTGAAAATCGGCCTGGACCGCAACTTGAGTGACTTCGGCAAAGCCGCCGCCATTTGAATCCCAGGTCGCACGAAACAGCGGTGTGAGAACCGGCACTTCGTTTCCGTCTCGATCTTCATACGGATAGGAACCACGTGAAGGAAATGTAGTCCACTCCTTCACGTCGCCCATTGCGTGCCAAATTGCATCTTTGATCGCTTCCGCTGATGTTGCATAAAAAGCGCCGCCCATTGCCTTGCCACCGTACCAACTCCAACGGCTCATCCAAGCAACAATCGGTGTAACTGCGTCTGCCATATTACGCCATCACTGTAATCTTCCAGAAGTCACTTGAGAGATTCTGGTTAGAAAGATAAGCAAACGGCATGAAGCAATAACCTTTGACGCCCCAATACGGACCCCAAGAGTTACGCACGATGAATGTCTGCGGAGGTACGCCATTAACTGTCGAAGTACCAGAGTTGTATCCAGCAGCGGCGACAGCGTGACCACCAAGAACACTTTCAGTCGGACCCGGCATCGGAACAATACCTGTCGAAGCCACTTGATCGGACTCGAAAGAATCGTATACCGTGAAGCCGAAGCTGAATGGTAATCCACCAGCCAAGCAAGACTGCATGTCTGCGAGATCTTGATTGATGCTTTGGTAAGAGACCGACTTATTCTTCAGAGCATTGGTGTAACATGCAGCCGGTGGCTTTGTGGCGAACGCATTTACGTTGTACGGCCATTCAGATTCGGCGCATACACCTTGGACGTTGATGGACTTAATACCATCACGAATTTCAGCGCCAGCATCTTGAGTTACTGTGCCTTCCATAACCCGTTCGTTGTAGTAAATGAACAGGCGAGACGGCATGTAACTTGTGCTGCCAGCAAGCAAGAGTTTTTGACGAATCAGGTCAAATTCTACTACACCAGCAATCGAATTTGCTGTGCAGCTTCCAAGTTGCTGTTGGTTGTAAACCGCAGGAAGTTTGGAGCGGAGATCCACAAAGGACGGCAATGCTGTTGCCGACATGTGGCCGGTGAACTTGAAATCACGGAAGTCTGGCTTGTCAGGACGCCAGCCGTATTTCGGGTTGTAATTTTTTGCTTTGGAAAGAGTTTTCAGAGCCATGTCACTATATAGCTCTCACCAGAGGTCGTAATACCAGCGGTAGGTATTCATCGTCCGATCTTTCTGCGGACATAGCTCCAGGCGTTCGCTACAGCCGCCAAGCCGGTAGTGAAGAGCGGTTGTAGCGCCGCCGTGATGAGCGCCATGTTTTCAGGCCGGAAGATTCCACACTGCGATCCGTAGATGATGCTGTGCTGTGGACAGAAAAATAGGTCAAAAATTGTGGACCACATCACACACCTTCCGCTGCCGCCGCACGTGCCGCTTCGATGTCACACTGTCGGATCTTCGGTGGAATGTAAGGAATGTGCTCACCGCAGTCCGTTGTGAAATGTGTGTCCATCATCGTGATGTCCATGTTGTCTCTTATGTCGGCTTCGATCTTCCGCATAAGAGGGTTCACGTCACGGCCATTCATGATACCGTGGCCGGTGATGAAGTATAGGTCGTAGCGATGACCCTTACCGTACAATGGATGGCGGTAACTGTTCTCCACCAAGCGAACTTCGACGCAGCGGAACCCGGCGTGCTTCCAGATGGTGTCCAGAAATTTTTGCGTGTCCCACTTAAGAGGATCGTTGAGAAAGAAGTTGAACGTGCGCTTCACAGTAGTAGCGACGGCACGATGTTGTGGCACACCTTTGGCACCGACGTAAGTGAACTTCAGCGGGGCAGCTTCGATGCGATACTGACGGCGATGCTCCTGGATGATAGTGCCTTCTTTTGTGCCCTTCGTCCAGTTATGCCAGCAGCACATTGTCTGTGTGTTCGGCAGTTCGTCCAGACCACCATGCGATCTGGCAATGGTGTGGTCGCAAGTGAAGAGAACTTCCTTGCCGTCGTCCGGGTCAACTCCCCACAGATTCAGATGGTACGGTCTGCTCTCTTCCGGCTCAGCAGAACGGCCTTGCGGCGATCTTTCGATGGCGAAGTAAGTGGCCTCGAAGGGACACCCAGGAAAGGCACATTTGACGCCATTCTGAAAGAAGGATTTTAGCCGCAACGTTTTGGTGTTGATAACATGACCGCTGATGACGGTCTGCTTCGACGGCGCTGCGATAAGTGCTAAACCTTCCTCGATTGTCAACGTGCCAATTCGCTCATAGTCCTGTATGTGCGTCTTGACGGGTTTTTCATGTTTTTTCTTTTCCAAAAGTCGTTGTAATTTGTACCCTATCGTGCGATAGTTAGACACCTTGACGGCCATTCGAGCCTCACACTCCAACTCGATTTCGTACATAAGTGTGTTCAGAAACTCCACCGGATAGCCGTAGCCAGTTTTAGAGCCTGTGTTATTGCACCGGAACGTCAGATGATACGTATGCGTAACTTCGCCGGTTTCGGGATTGTGGTACGCACGTGTCGCAATACAGCGCCGGGTACGAAGAAACCGCCCCGGCATCGAAAAATTTCTTGTTCAACGTCTCGACTACGGAGCGTTCGTTGTGGATGCGATTGATGGGATGATTGACCATTTACTTTACCGGCTTGCCAGCGCACATGGCCTTCAATTCGGCCTTGATCCGCTTGGCAGTCTCGCCCTTCCAGGAACCAGCGTTGCACAGGAAGTAGCTGACGATGGACAGGGCGCTATCGCAACCGTAGGAGTCCTGCATCGTGTTAAGGCATTGCATTGCTTGGAGATACGGGCCGGCGGCGAAATTCACCTTTTTCCAGTCCCGGCTGATCTCGCTGGCGATCACGGAGATGTTTCGGTAGTTCATGCTTAAAGCCTACCACATCCAGCCTCAAAAGTCAACAGGTACATCAATAATGATTCGTCGCCTTGGCGTACTTGGAAAGCAGAGCGATGCGCCGGATGCTCCGTTGATTTGTGCGTCGGACTTCCCGAAGAATTTCCAGGCGGCGCTCAGTTTTCATGCTTGGAAGCACGATGTAGAACCACGCCACGAATACGATGGTGGAAATCAACAATGTTGCAACAAACAGTTTCATGCCACCATCGTATCAGTTTCGGGCGTCGTTGTCAAATAGATCAACTATTTTGATCGAAGAAGATCTTGCGGCTGATCGTTGCCATGATATCATCCACTTTGACCGGCTTGATGCGGTGGAGAACGTCATATTCAGTTCCAACAAGAGCGCCGAATTCGATTTCGTATTCATCGAACCCGGAGAGGTATCGAACGTAAACGTAGTCGATTGTTTTTGCGTTGGTGACCCTGAAGCGAACACCATCGCCCATTGAGACGGGAGTTTTACCTCCCCACATTTTGAAAACGGTATTATTGGCCTTCGGCCCTGTAAACAGATCGGTAAGATTGTTTGTGAATTTTGTCTTCATTCTGCCTTTGCACATCTTGGAGTGCAATTTCCGGTATAGATTTGGGATACTGACCGGGGAACGGCAGGTGCTTTGGGAGCACGATTTGAGTCTAGCAGAAATTCCGTGGCTGCGTCAAGAGTGGTTCAGATTTTTCTGTAGTTTCATAGAGACTTTATAGAGATTATACTATTCCTTGCGTTGCATTCGATATTGTACAAGGCTTTTGGATTTTGTCAAGAGTGGCCCGTCGAAGGTGTCAGTCTGAGGTCTACATAATGATGGTACATCTATCATGTCAACTCCAGTCACTCCGCTCATTGGAATCTATGCGAATCAACCGACTGACCTGAATTTTCTCATCACCAATCGGTTCCGTTTAGTTTTACGTCGAGCACCAAGTTGCGTCTACTTTTTGCAGCAGTGCAACCTACCAGGATTTTCGATGGACAATGCAACCCAGGCCACCAGCTTCATCCAACTGCCGGTTCCTGGTGACAGAATCCACTACAACGATTTTACCATCAGCTTCCCGGTTGATGAAGAGATGCGGAACTATCGAGAGATCGCTGATTGGATCATCGGCCTGGGTTTTCCGAAGGAGTTCGGTCAGTACGAAGATTTGCATGATTCGATGGATGGCATCTGGTCCGATATTGGTCTTATCATCTTAGACGCAGATCAGAATCCACTCCATGTTGTTAAGTTTGTCAATGCGTTTCCAGTGTCCCTAACTGACATAAGTTTTGATAGTAAGGGAGAAGATACGGTCATCCCAATGGTGACGGCCACCTTCAAGTATTCGTACTGGCAATTCGATGAAGTCAATGTTGGATCGACCACTGTGACACAAGCCGATTTGGACCATTCCTAAGCCCTTGACAAAATCCATTTCCGTGTTCCAATGGTAATCAGTGATAGTTGACATAGAGCTTACCCTGAACCGTTTCGGGTTTCGCCGGAAGCCGCCCAACAAGATTCAAATCGGATGGTTTCGTCTGGCGCATTGGGAGATTCCCGGCAAGCACGCTATCAGCTTTGAAATAAACTGGTGCACCAAATGACACTCAAAGACTACAAGAAAATGCTGGAGCACGACGTGCCAGATCTGGATAAATCCGATCTGGAGAATGAGTCGGCACGGACCTTTCAACTGTGGAACAAGTACCACTTTCTTTACCTAGAAGAGTATCACACGCTCACCGACCTGGAGCAAGAGTTGAATACTCTGAGGATGGATCGTTGGATGTACTATCAGGGCAAAGGATCGAAGGAAGAGAACCGGGAGAAGCCTAATGACTACAAATTCATGAAGGCTGAAGCCAAAGAACACATGGAAGTAGACCCTGACGTAGTAAAGCTCAGAAAGGTCTATTTGGAACAAGAAAGGATCGTCAATCACTTGACGGCTGCTGTCTCAGAGATCGCTCGTCGCAGTTACTATATATCTGATGCGACGAAGAATATTCAATGGCACAACGCCAAGCCGTCTCCGCCGTCTCCGTCGTATTAAACATATGCCGAAAAAACTTAACACAAAACCTGACACGAAACCAAAAGCCGCTAATGCGAAGAAAAAGACGTTCCTACAAAAACTCAATGCCAAGTCGGGCATTGAAGTGATTCCAGTCTCCGACGCCATCCCCAACGAAAACACATTCTACACCGACACCGGATCGTACACTTTTAACGCCATCATTTCTGGTTCCATTTTTGGTGGCATCCCAAGTGACACAATCGTGGGCCTCGCTGGTGAGCAAGGCACGGGAAAGACCTATGTCTGTCTGGAAAGCGCCAAGCATTTTCTGGACGCACATCCGAATGGTGTAGTTGAATACTACGAGACCGAAGGTGCCGTGAAGCCTCATATGATCGCAGACCGGCAGATTCCCGAAGATCGTATTTCACTCATTCAAGTTGATTCTGTCGAGCAGTTTCAATACATGCTGGCAAATCGCATCAAGGGCTACAACGAAATGGCGGAAGATGAACGGGAACCAATGTTCTTTGTTCTCGATTCGCTTGGTAACATCTCTTCCGAAATGGAACTGAAGCAGTCCACGATTGCTGTCGATAAGAAGAAGAAAGACATGAGCCGTGCAAGGGAGATCAAAGGTGTCTTCCGTGTCCTGGCTCTCAAGTTGGCACGTGCAAACCTGCCATTGATCGTCACCAATCACGTCTACGCAGACATGATGAAGAAGACGAAGCCCGGTGCGCCGCCAGCAAAAAGAATGGGCGGCGGCGAAGGTCTCTATTACGCTGCATCGACTATCATCTTCCTGGCTAAGTCTCCTGACTACGATGAAGTCACAAAGACGTACAGGGGCAGCATTCTGACAGCTACTCTTTTCAAGAGCCGGAACACTCTGGAACACTTGAAGATCAAAACTCGCCTGGACTTTCGCACTGGCATGGATCGCTACTTTGGTTTGTTCGATGTCGCCAAGCAATTCGGCATCGCCAAGAACGAAAGCAACGGCTTCCGCATGGGTGAGAAATTTTTTCATCTGAAGAATGTCAACGAACACCCGGAGGAATATTTTACGGACGATGTTTTGAAGGCCATTGATGAAATGGTTCAGAAAGCATTTTGCTACGGTAAGGGCGTCCCGATGGAATTGATAGATCAGGACGTGGATGACGACGGAACGGAGTTTGAAATCGACCAGGAAGAGGCAGCATCAGCGCCGGAACTTTTGGACGATACAGAAGCCGTAAAGGAAGCACTCACGAAGAAATCATCCAAACCATAGTATTTTACCATCATTCAGCAAGCCGGGAGACAATATGCAAGTGCGAATATCTAAAGCTGATGAATCGTTTATTCACATTGATGCTGAACGAAGTGTGCTGATGGAGTTGTCAGAGCGTTTTTCATTTGTAGTGCCAAATGCCAACTTTTTAACTTCTGTTCGTAATCGTTATTGGGATGGGCGCATTCGACTTTTCAACCTTCGCACCAAAAATCTATACTTTGGTCTACACATTCACGTAAGAGATTTTTGTAAAGAGAACGGATATGAATGCATCTACGAAGATCCAATCGACGTAGAAATCCCATTCTCAGTAAATGAATTTCGTAGCATGATCGCTTCTCTCAAATTGTCGGTCATGAACGATGAAGGTGTGCGGGTCGATATAACACCACACGATTATCAGGAACAAGCGGTCATCCATGCGATTCAGGCTGGCCGCACACTTCTTCATTCTCCTACCGCATCTGGAAAGTCGTTGATGATTTATCTTTTGATGCGTTATTATCTTGCTATCACAAAGGGCAAGGTACTCATTATAGTTCCAACCACAAATCTTGTCCAGCAGATGTACGATGACTTCACTGACTACGCTGCTAATATTTCTTGGGATGTTCAGGCTAACTGCCACATGATTTACGACGGTGGCGAGAAGCAGACTGACAAGCGGGTGGTGATCTCCACTTGGCAAGCCTTAGCTGTCAAAGAACCCTGCCCCAAAGAACTTCGTGAGATTTGGACTAAGGCTCAGATCAAGATGTGGTATCAGAAGGCACCGTACATCTTGGATGAATCATACTTCAAACAGTTCAACACGATTTTTGGAGATGAGTGTCATCTGTTCGCATCTGAGGATAATCAGGGCGGCGGCGAACTGATTGAGATCATGTCGAAGCTCTCCAATGCCAAGTACAGAATCGGCACCACCGGCACACTTCGTGACTCGAAAGTTCACCATCTGATTTTGGAAGGCATTTTCGGCGGTGTGTATCAGACGACCACCACAAAGGAAATGATGGACCGGAAAAAGGCCGCACAACTTTTCATCAAGGTCTTACAACTTCAGTACCCACAAGAAGAACGTAAGGCAATGCGTAAGAAGACCTACCAGGAAGAAATGGAATTCCTGATCGGCCACAACTCACGGAACAAATTCATCCGCAATCTGGCGCTGTCTCTCCGGGGCAATACGCTTGTCCTGTTTGAGCGAGTCGAGAAGCATGGCAAGATCCTTCACAAAATGCTGGAAGAAAAAGTTGCCTATGGTCGGAAGCTGTTTTTTGTTCATGGTGGAACAGACGCAGAAGACCGCAACCTCGTTCGCAAGATAACAGAAGGCGAAATGGACGCTATCATTGTCGCCAGCTATGGAACGTTCTCTACCGGCGTCAATATTCGGAACATCGACAATCTCATCTTTGCTTCTCCTACCAAGGCAAAGGTCCGGGTTCTCCAATCCATCGGACGTGGGCTACGCCTATCCGCACGTAAGACGATGGTCACGCTCTTTGACATTGCAGACGACTTATCTTGTTGGAACAAAGCTGGAACTGAAGTTCGTGATAACTACAGTTTACAGCACCTAACTGAACGAGTTAACTACTATAATACGGAACAATTCGACTATAAGATGTACAAAATCCAACTTGAGGCCAACGAATCATGCTCCAAACCCCGAAGTATTTTGTCGGAGATGTAGTTTATTGAAGCATGGAGCTTTTTGGGAACGAAACATCGTGCCGTTGAATCTAACTATAAACGTACCACCTAATGTGTTATCAGCGGTGCAACGATGGAATTCGACCTCGAATCTTTAGCCGTCTTCAAGTTAATGAATGGTGAAGTCATCATCTGTGAGATCACTGCGGAAGATGAATTGCAAGTTACTGTACGATACGCTATCCGGGCCGTCGAGATGTTTACCGGCGACGAGTTTGAGGTATGTTTCTCACCCTTTTCCAGGCACGATATCAGCCACCTTCAGAAGATATGAAACAGATGTACCTAAATAGAATGGCTGAACTGGACGCAAAGGCACCACAACAGGATGTAGAAATTCCCCATTTCGGCGGTCATGCCGCAATCACTCGTTTTAAGTTACTTGACAGAATGAAAAAGTGTGGAACAATAAGGTAGATGGCGAGAACTCCCTCATCGGAAAATTTCATTCGCCATACTCTATGAGAAAGGATGACAATCGAAAAGATCGACAAGAAAACAACAATTCACTATGTTGATAACAAGGCTTTGTTTGAGGCTTTGGTAGTATGGCAAAAAGACACTCGTAGGGCACATCGGAAGAAACAACCCAAACCGCCAGTACCAGATTTTGTTGCGGAATGTATGATGAAGATGGCGCACCGGCTGAGTCAAAAAGCCGGATTTGTCAATTATTGTGTAGACGAAGAAACAGAAATGCTTACGAAGCGTGGATGGCTTCGTTGGGATCAGGTAACCACGGATGACATTGCATTGTCTTGCGACATTTCAACAATGCAAATGAAGTGGTCGCCTATTCATGAAATTTATCGTGCGCCTTACGATGGAAACATGTTCTATCTTACAGGCAATGGATTGAATGCCTTAGTTACTCCCCGTCACAAATTTCTCACACAACGAGGAATAGTGTATGTAGAACGTCTTAACCAAAAAGATAATATTGTTCTTATGGGAAAAGGTATGGCTTCTCCTTCTGTGAAAACATATTCCGACGACTTTGTAAAACTCGTTGGATGGGCGGTTACTGAAGGAAATTATCCAGTTTCTGGTTTTAGTTCTCTTAGAATTTATCAGAAAAAAGAAATGGGAATTGTTGACATTACTAATGCATTGAATGGCACTGGTTCTAATTGGTCAAAGGATGTTGAAAATGAAGATAATTGGCGTGAGTATGTATATGAAACAGATGATGGAAGAATACTATCAACAAGATTAAACCAAAAAGGTCTGAATATATTTCATCT